TTATTGAGCATTTCAGAAACAGCGGAACCAAACTCGACATCGCGCCAAACCTGAAAGTGCAACACGGCATCGACGCGGTGAGGATGATTCTGCCTTATTGCCACTTCAACCGTACAAACTGTGAACTGGGCATCGAAGCACTCAGAACATACCGGCGCAAGTTCGATGAAGTGAACAAGGTCTACCACGACCACCCGCTACACTCGTGGGAAAGTGACTTTGCCGACTCATTCCGCTATCTTGCGCTCTGCGCTAACAAGAAGCGTTTAAAAGCACCGGAGCCACTAGAGAACACAGCACCTGACCTGTATCCCGGCTATAATCTGGCCGATATGTTCGCGGATCGCGATAAACGCTCTGCCCCCAGCACACGAACGATGAGGATTTGACGACATGGGCCAATACGACACCGACAGCGGCACCATAGAGTCTCGCGATGATTTTGAGGAAACCCCCAAAGGCCAGTACAAGTTCTACGCCGAGGAACTGAAAGCCTCGGAAAAGATGCTGTCCAAATGGCACAAACAGGCCGACAAGATCGTCGATAAGTTCCTCGGTAAGAACCCCAAAGGCCAAGAGAACGGCCCGGCGTTTAAACTGAACCTGTTCAACTCCAACGTCACAACCCTTGCATCCATGTTGTACGGCAACACCCCCAAGATCGACGTGAACCGCACCTTTGCGGATCAGGACGACGACGTTGCCCGCGTGGCCGGGGAGACCTTGCGCCGCATGTTAAATCTGGACGTGCAGGAGAACGGTGAGGAAGTGGACGCCGTGTTGCAATCGGCACTCAGCGACCGCCTGACCGTCGGGCTTGGCTGTGCCCGGGTACGCTACGAAATAGCAACCCAAGAAGACGATAACGGTCAGGAACAACTCCAAAGCGAAGCGGCCCCGGTTGAGTATTACCACTGGCAAGACGTGATGTGGGGGTGGACGCGCAACTGGGCCGAGCTACCGTGGCTCGCGTATCGGTCGTATCTGACCAAAGATGAAGTGCAGGAGCGTTTTGGCGACGACGCCGCCGAGAACGTCACATTAAAACAGCAAAAGACAATAGACCTTGAAGACGGCAGCCAAGACGACCCTGATCAGGACAGCCCATGGAAAAAAGCGGAAGTCTGGGAAATCTGGGACAAGACAAAGCGCACCGTGTCGTGGGTGAGCATCGGTTACGATAAAGTGCTCGACAGCAAGCCGGACCCCTTGGGACTTACCAACTTCTTCCCGTCACCGCCGTTCATGGTCGCCAACCCGACTACGACGCTGTTCATGCCCACGCCTGACTTCATTCTGGCGCAAGACCTGTACAACGAAATAGACGTGCTACAGGCCCGTATAGCCATGCTCACGAAGGCCGTAAAAGCCGTCGGGGTGTACGATTCCAGCTCCGAAGAAATCAAGAACCTGATGAACGGGACTGATAACCAACTGATCCCGGTCGAGAACTGGGCCATGTTCGGGGAAAAGAACGGGCTTAAAGGACAGATAGACTGGATGCCACTGGCAGACATTGTAAACGCTCTCGATAAGCTCAGAGAATTGCGCAGCGACGCCATTGGCCTGCTACAGCAAGTCACCGGCATGTCAGACGTGATGCGCGGTGAGCTGGGTTCACAATACGAAGGCGTAGGCCAGTCCGAAATGAAGGCCAAGTTTGGCTCGGTTCGCGTCCAGGCGCTGCAAGACCGTTTCGCCAAGTTTGCGACCGATCTATTCCAGATTAAGGCGGAGATCATCGCCAAACACTTTGACCCGCAAACCATCGCCAAGAAGTCCAACATGCAGGCGTCACAGGACGTGGACCTTCTACCGCAAGCGATAGCGCTGATCAAAGACCCGAACTCAATGATGCACAGAGTCCAGATAAGACCGGAATCGGTCGCCATGGTGGACTACGCACAGCTTAAAAACGAGCGCACCGAGTATATGAACGCCATTTCCATGTTCATGCAGTCGGCTACGCCGTTGATTGAGGCCGACCCGGCCACCAAGCCGTTCTTGCTCAGGCTCATGCAGTGGGGGCTTGCCGGTTTCAAGGGGGCCAACCAGATTGAAGGGGTGGTGGATGACGCCATCGAAGCCTCCGAACAAGCCGCCAAACAGGCTGAAGGCAAGGAGGAGCCGAACCCCGAGGCCCAAGCCGCTCAGATGCAGATGCAATTTGAACAGGCCAAACAGCAGGGCGAACAGGCCAAGATACAGGCCAAGGCGCAGGCAGACATGCAGATTCGCCAACAGGATTACAATCTTGACCTGCAACTGGCGCGTGAAGTGCATAACATGAAGATGGCGGAAGTAGCGGCGGACATGAACCGATCACTGGCCGAGACCCAAGCCAAACACGAGTCTGATCTGATTCAGGAAGAAGCATCGGCGCAGGCCAACATGGCGCAGACCCGGGCCACCATGGAAGGCGAAATACAGAAAGACGTGGTAGAAACTCAGCTAGGAATCGCATCTGACCGGTCGAAGTCTGAGTCAAAGATCAACGAAATTCGCACAAACGCAATGGCGAAGATTGAAGAGAGCAAGGCAAAACCGGCAGAGGGGAAAAAGACCGATGAGTGATAAAGACGATGCGTTTAAACAAGGATACGAACGAATTTTCGGGGTGAAAACCCCGGAGCGCGGCGTGTGGGTATACGATCACGCCCAAGGCGGGCTTATACCCAAGCACGAATACGTCCCGCAAGACCCGGACGGCCCGGCGATTATGAAGCCGCTCGACCCGTTCACTAGTCCGGTTGACGGCACTTACATTACCGACCGGGCGCAACTGCGCAAGCATAATAAGGCGCATGGTGTTACCAACATCAATGACTACGGTGAGAACGGCGGGCGGGCGTACTTTGAACGCAAGGAGTCGGACCGCCAAGCCACACTGCGAAGCAACAACCGTCAGGCAAAGCAAGAACGGATCGACACGATTAAACACGCACTGGACGCTGCAACACGGCGTTAAAACACGGCAGAGAGAGGCATACCATGGGTGATCTAAGAGAAGATTTAGAAGCGTCGTTTGAATCCACAGAGTCAGCAGAAGACGAATTGGCCGAAGCACAACAAGAAGTGCTTCAAGACGAACCAGAAGAAACCACCGAAAAAACTGAAACGGAAGCCAGCGACGATACCGCCGCTACCGATTCAACCAAGAAATCGGAAGCTGTGGACGCGGAAGGCGAACCTTCCTCTGCCGGGGATAACCCCGACGCCGAAGCAGCTTCCGACCTATCCGAGGCCGCTAGCAAAGACAGCATGAAAGCCCCGGCGGGCTGGAAGCCCTCAGAGCGTGAACAGTGGTCTAAAATCCCTCGTCCCCTTCAAGAGCGCATTACCGCGAGAGAGAAGGAAATGGCGGATGTCATGGCGAACACCAAGCAAGCGCGGTCAGTGAACGACTACGTTAGTAAAATGGGTGAGACCTACGGCAATCTGGCGAAGGAAGCAGGTTTCAACCACCCGCTTGAGGCCGCCACCGCCGCGCTGGGCACCATGCGCACTTTGTCCGGGGGTAGCACCCGTGAGAAAGCACAGGAAGTCGCCAGCCTGATCAACCAGTACGGCATTGACATAGAAACGCTGGACGACGCACTGGTTAATATGCCGTCACCTAAAGGCCAGCAGCAGCGCGACCCTCAATCAGCGCGACTGGAACAGATGATGGAAGAGCGTTTACGCCCATTCCAAGAGATGATGACCAACCAGCAACGCCAACAGCAACAGGCCGAACAGCAACGCGGTCAGCAGGCAATACAGGCGGTTCAGGAGTTCTCACAGAACGCCGAGTTCTTGAACGACGTGCGCGAAGACATGGCGGACATCATTGAACTGGCGGCGAAGCGGGGTGTCGATCTAACCTTGCAACAGGCGTATGACCGGGCCTGTAACGCGCACCCGGAAATATCCAATGTTATCATGCAGCGCCGGGAGCAAGACCAGATCAAGGGCAACCAAAGTTCCCTGCAATCCAAGCGGTCAGCAGCCAGTAGCATTTCTGGACGTAAATCTGGATCAGGCGGCTCATCGGGTGGCTTAAGTTTGCGCGACACTTTGGCTCAAGCCTACGACGAAGCGCAATCCGGTTGATAGTGTTTACATCGTGAGCTACTATTAACCCGACTATTTTGACTTTTCGAGTCCTTGTCCCAGCCTCGGTAGCAGACAAAGCATGTCCTCGAACGGTTAATAAGGCAAAACGTTTCCGTGTAAACGGCGACTGAGCACGACAAAAACCTTAATTAACTTTGATGGAGTACATATCATGGCCTTTGCCAACTCTTCCATCAGCGACATGCTTGCGACGACTATCGAGTCACGCACCAAGAAAATCGCTGATAACGTAACGAACAACAACGCACTGCTGGCTAAGCTGAAAAAGCAGGGCCGGATCAAGACCTTTAGCGGCGGTACAAAAATCCTGCAAGAACTGTCGTTTGCTGAAAACAGCAACGCAGGCTGGTATTCCGGGTATGACCTGTTGCCTGTCGGCGTCTCTGACGTGATCAGTGCGGCGGAATACGACATCAAGCAGGCAGCTGTTCCGGTCATTATCTCGGGCCTTGAACAACTTCAAAACTCTGGCCGCGAGCGCATGATTGATCTCATGGAAGCGCGTCTGGAAGTGGCCGAAGCAACCATGGCTAACCTGATTTGTGGAGGTCTGTACTCCGACGGCACCGCCGCCGGTGGTAAGCAGATTGACGGTTTGGCAGCCGCTTTGCCGGTTGACCCAACCGCCGCCGCGTATGGCGGTATCGACGGCTCTGCGTTTACCTTCTGGCAGAACGCGGTGTCTGACCAAACCGCTGCAAACGGTCTGGACCCCACCAAGATTCAGGGCTACTGGAACTTGCTGTGGGCTAAACTGGTGCGCGGTATGGACCGTCCTGACCTGATCATGGCCGACACAAGCGTCTGGAACGCTTACATGAGTTCTTTGCAGAGCCTTCAGCGCTTCACCAGCACCGAATCAGCCGATGCTGGTTTCGCGACGTTGAAGTTCATGGACGCCGATGTGTGTCTGGATGGTGGTATCTACAACGGTAGCGGCGGTTCCGGCGCTCCGGCGGGTACGGCATACTTCCTGAACACGAAGTATATCCACTACCGCCCCCACGCCAACCGGAACATGGTGCCGTTGTCACCTAACCGTCGTTACGCAACCAACCAAGATGCCGAAGTGCAGATCATGGCTTGGGCGGGTAACCTGACGACTTCTGGCCGTCAGTTCCAAGGGCGGTACGACGCTAACGGGACTTAACCTGACGGGGCCGAAAGGCCCCTAAGCGTTTACACTGAACAGGAGCAAAGACAATGGGTGTTAATTTAGCCACATATCACCAAGACCAAGTGACCAAGGGCGCTCGGGAAACCCAAGTACCAAACGCTGATTTTGACGGTGGGGCGAACAAAGCAGGCTCTTGCGCACCGGGCATTGGCATCAATACCGGCAGCGTCAACACCAAGCTGCAAAGCTGGTCAGTGCTTGACCAAGCAGGCAACGACCGCGACCCACAAGACAGCCAGCACATCGGCGGGGACGGCCTCAACGGCGGCAATCAAGCCGTAGAGCCACTTCGCGCAGTACAGGGTGCGGACGTAAACGACACGCTGACCTTTATTGAGGCAGTCGTGGCAGCCGCGAACGGCGCAGGGATGGGTACGGCAGGTGCAGACCCGATCAACCGGACAGGTGTATCGGTAGAAATTGGCGACCGGGTATGGGGAACCAACACGGTAGCTTAACCAAAAGCGGCTCAGGCCGCTTTCTTTTTAACGGCAGAGAGTGTGTAAACGATGGATACTTTGGAAATCAACCACAACGACTTTTCGACCGGACGCGAAGCAGAAGCGGACGCTAATTTGATGGTCAAGTTTTTCATGCGGGAAAAACAAAGCATGACCAAGACGCAGGAAGAAGGCCGTCCTGTGTTTGAAGACCGGGAATACGTTGAAATTCGCGTCCCGGGTAAGCGCGACGCATTGGCCTGCCGTCCGGCCACCCATGACGACAAACAGCGCTTCCCGCGCCACTATACGGCGTTTAAAGACCGTACTGAGTTGCCGCAAGAAGGCACCCCGTTGGCGCAATGGCCCATAATGACCCGCAGCATGGTCGAAGAACTATCGTTCCTCAAAATCAAGACGGTTGAACAGCTAGTCGCCATGAGCGACAACGACGCAGGGCAGATTCGCGGGGGGTTGTCGCTGAAACAGAAAGCCAAAGCGTTTCTTGAAACCAGCGACAAGACCAAGCTCATCAACGAAAAAGAAGCACTTGAGCAACGCCTTGCCAAGCAAGACGAAGAAATGGCCGAAATGCGCCAGATGATCGTTGATATGCAGCGTGGCGGTAAGCCTCAAGCGAAGGCAGCGCCGATCCCGGAGCCAGCCCCGATTGACACCGAAGCAGTGGCCCCGGACGAGGAAGACAAAACAGAAGATGGCACCCCGACGCCGGAAACAGCCGAAGTGCAGACCACTTCACGTCGCCGCCGCGCTAAAAAATGAGGTATGAAAGATGGGCATCAATTCCATAATGTCGGCAAACGATATCCTTAACCGTGTCGCGGTTGAGATTGGTATTGCGCCCGTCACCGACCCTTATAGTTCCACTGACCCGACGTTCATAAAAATGAAAACCCTGCTTAACATCGCTGGGGAAGAGTTGGTGGAGGCGCATCCGTGGGAAATCCTGTTAAAGCAGCACCAGATTATCACTACCGCCGCTGATACTGGTATTTACACGCTTCCTGACGACTTCTCCCATATTGTGAACCAAACTGGCTGGGAGCGTAGCCAGCGTGTACCCCTTGGCGGCCCCCGGACATCGCAGGAGTGGGCCTATCTGAAAGGCCGGGATTTTGCTAATTCATCGGTCTATATCCAGTTTCGCTTTGCCGACGGTAAGTTTCAAATTTACCCGGCCCCGCCGCCTGACGGTCTCGACATAAATTTTGAGTATGTGTCTACCGGCTGGGTACGCTCCGCTACGGCAGACCCTTTCACCTACACTGACGAAATTATCTCTGGCGATCAGGTTCCTATTTTCAATAAGACCCTGATAAGCCGCTATTTGAAAGTCAAAATGTTGGAAGCGACCGGCTTTGATACCACCAAAGCACAGGCCGACTTCAACCAGATTTTTGCATTCCTCACAGGTACTGAGAAAGGCGCACCAGTGCTTGATGCCGGGGGCGGGCGTGGTTTCCCGTACTTGGGGTATTCCAATATACCGGATACTGGGTATGGGCTTTAATCATGGCGATACGCGCAATCCAGCCCGGCGGGCTTGCCACTTCTAAAAGGCAGACTGCTCAAATTACCCGAATGCCCGCGCCATTTAAGGGTATCGACGCCCGCTCACCACTGGCAGCGGCATCCCTAGACGTTTGCATTTACTGTTATAACCTTGTCCCTCAAGACGGCGGACTCGGCCTCCGTAAAGGGTACAGGGAGCGTCAGATTGACTTGGATGCCGGCAACGGGATAAGTGTAAACACCATAGTTCCGTATGATGGCCTTGAAGCTGACGGTTCAGAAGACCGGTTGTTTGCGGTGACCAACGAAGGCATTTGGGACGTAACCACCCAAGGTGGCACCCCGACACTAAAAGCCACGTTCGGAAACCAAACAAAAGACGCCGGTTTCGGCCCTTCGGCTACATTCGTTACTGATGCAGGTGATAGATATCTGGCGTATGCAGACTCTTTAAACGGCCTGTTCGTTTACGATTCCGCTACAGATTCTTGGGCGCAAGCATCCGGTATAACAGGCCCCACCATTGAAAACATCAATTTTGTGGCTGTCCATAAAGAGCGGATATGGGTGATCGAGCGGGGGTCTTCGGACGCTTGGTATCTCGATATCGCAGCCATAACTGGCACTGCGACAAAATTCCAGTTTGGCTCCAAAATGAAAAACGGCGGCGCTCTGCGGGGGCTGTTTAACTGGTCGATAGACGGCGGCGCTGGCGTAGATGACTTGCTGGTGGGTGTCAGTGGTTCAGGTGACGTGGTGGTGTACAAAGGCACCGACCCGGGGGCTGACTTCACCATCCAAGGCGTGTATTTCATCGGTAGCTTACCTAAAGGGCCGAATTTCGCGACCGAAGACAGCGGCGAACTGTACTTGCTCTCTACCTACGGCGTGGTGAGCATGACCGACCTGCTCAACGGCGTATCCATTGTCAGTTCGGACGCAGGTAACACGTCTGCCCGTATTGCAGGGCAGCTACGCGGGCGCATGGCGACCCAAAGTAGCCTGAACGGCTGGGCCATCCGCACCATACCGTCAGAGGGCGGGTTTTTGATCAGTTCACCCACCCTCCCCGGAACCTTTCCTATCCAGTATTACTACAACATAACCGTTGCAGGTTGGGGGCTATGGCGCAATCTGGACGTTAGATCGTTTGTGACGTGGAAAGACTCGGTAGTTTTTGGTGACAGTCTATTACGTGTCTTGACCATGGATAGAGAAGCCGACAATGTTAAGATTAACGGCCCGGCCCCGCCTGAGTTCAACGGCCAGCCCATCCAGTTTTCACTGCTCACCAGCTACAGTGCCTTGGGTTCTCAGGGGGTGTTTAAACGAGTTAAATACGTTCGACCGGACATCGTTGGGACCGCCGAACCAGCCTATGCGGTGGCAAGCCGATTCGACTATACTTTGAACGAGGCTGATCTACCTGTCACTCCGGCCATCAGCAGAGACGGTGTTTGGGACGTGGATACGTGGGATACTGTCGTGTGGAGTTCCGAAGGTTTTGACGGCTGGAACAGCGTTTACGGGGCATACGGCATGGGGCGCAACATGGCCTTGGCCTACCGGGGCGAAAGTTACTACACCATAACCCTTGTGGGGTGGGATGTTATTTACGATTCAGGAGGGCCATTGGTGTGATTATTCGCTACCGCGCACTGAACATACAACATGACTGGGGATGGGTACTGGAAAGAACCAACCCTAAACTGGTCGAAGACACTTGCGGCATTGTGGCGTATGACGTGGAGACTGGCGAAATAGCAGCTATGGCCATTTTCGACCA